GGTAAACTTTAATTTGCTCTTTGGTATCTCCTGAAGAAACGTAAGGTCTATTGACTTTAATTTGTCAAGTGTCCATTGCTCTACTTCTTCGTAGGGCGTTTCTGTGAGAATAGATACAACCCATGCAGTACGTTCAATAGCGTTGCAGTTCTTGTCTATCTCGTTAATCTCTTGTAGTTTTTTGATTGTAATATTGTTCCAGTTAAGCATAAAAAAATAATCCTTTCTTGTTATGTTGTTTGCAATCCCACGCCAACGCCAACGACATAACGCAGTCATCGTGCAGTCCTTGTGGTGCTGTATATTTTACTCCTGTTCGGGAATATTCAAATTCAAAGTTACGCATTTCATCAGCAATGTTCCCGTCAGGGAATCCTATTTGTCTCTGTTGTACTGCCATCACCAAGCCTTCAATGAGTTGTTGTTTGCTCTGAGATGTAAATTTAAAGCCTACTACTCTTGGGTGCTTACGTTGTAGCTGCTCAACGATTGGATCACCAACACCAGTAGAGTCTAAGTAGGTCGGAGTGTTTCCGATTAAGTTAGAAATCTTTGTCATAGTCTGTGACCAATCCATTTGAAAGCGTTCAAAGTGACAGACATTGCCTTGTTCATTCAGCCCTATAATGACCGTCCAATCCGTATATTTTGCTAAGTCAATGCCGTATGCCGTAACTATACCCGTTTGGGTAGGAATTATGCAGTTTTCTATATTATCGTACCCGAAAGGGTTTGAATTATCGTCAGCGGGTTCAGCAAGGTACAACTCTTTGAAAACGTAGTCGGGTAAGTCACGCTTTGCCTGTTCTATTTCTTCTACATCTAAGATGCCCTCTTTCGCTGCATCGTAAGCCGTGATTTTAAAGTATTCAAGATTCGGTTCGCCTCCTTTGGCTTTCTCTCCTAACTTATAAAACCAATTCTTTTTGCCTTTGACGTTACCAATTAGTTTACATTTCCCTTTGGTTGCCGTCAACGTAGAACGTAAAGCAAACCAACTTTCTTCTCTTGCTCTACTTGCCTCGTCAAATACAGCTGCAAAAACGTCATCACCGTAAAGGTTATCAGGTTTCTCTGCTGACTTAAATTCTATCCGTGAGCCTATCGGAGTAGTGAGTACAAGTTTCGATTCGTTACTCTGGAAAAAGTCACGAGAGTTGACCTGTGCTTTCATTCGTCTAAATGCAATCTCCGCTTGTTGGTATACAGGAGCAACCCACCAAACCGCTTGATTTTCTTTTAATGCTAAACTCTGTTCAAACAACCAAATAATATGAGATGCAGTTTTACCAGTCTTAGTCGATGCTGCCGTAATTGTGTAACGTGCAGGACTATCTAAAATGGCTTTCTGATAACTAGTTAAAAATGGTCGTTTGTAGTTTATTTGCATATCATCTTGTTGGGTTCACCGAATTGATACCATTTCGTTGGCGTCAACGTTATGGTCTACACACTTTCTGTAACAAATCTATTCTTTTTTTGTTAATCTCTTGAATGTTGTGATGCTCGTTGCAGTAGTTGTAGTTAATCAAACCTACCTCTTTACTTTTCCCACTTTCTATCAGTTGTGTTAACGGTGTAGTCCAATCGTTATTCTGCACAAAGAAAACTCCTAAATTACTTTTGTGGTTCGTGTAAGGTTCTACACTTGAAACTAAAATAGGTCGTTTGTAAGCAGCAGCCTCAACTATCTTCAACTCTGACTTGTATCGATTGAATGTCTGAGCCGTCAAAGGTGCTAAACAGATATCTATTTCAGAATAAATCTCAGCGTACTTATCAGGCGTTGTACCTACTCTTGTTTCAAACCAACTTGGGCGGTTCTTTTGGCTTTCTCCTGTTATGGCTTTCTCCATCTCTGCCCACATTCTACTATTTTCGTGATGACCACCCATTATAAAGCGGTAGCCGTACTTCTCACAAATTGGTCTAATTTGACCACTTAGCAACTTAATGTCTTCAACGTGACTTATTCCACCAACCCAACCGATAGTAGGTGTATGGTCTTTATTTACGTTCCATTGAGGCTGTGTAAAGTCTACTGCGTTTTCAGCTATGGTAATGTTATCGCCTTTGTAAAACTCCTTTATCTTTTCTGCAAGTTGTGGAGTCGTTACCTGTACTCCATCAGCATAGGTCAAAGCATTCTTAACTCCGTCTTTGATGTAGGCACGATAAAACTTGTACGCTGGATTGTACTTTGGTAGTACCCAATAGTCGTCAAGGTCAACGATGTAAGGCACTTTGTACTTTGCAAGTAATGGTAAAATGTTGTACTGATACCTTCCTAACCAACGATTAAATATAACGCAATCGTATTGCTGATAGTCCAAGTTTAGCCAATCCTCGTGATTCAGACTTACATCTACGGTAATGTCGTGATCTTGCTGCAAACGAAGATAAGGCGTATACAATCGGTGGAAAGATACGCCATTCGCTCCGTCAAGTAGACAAATTACTCTCATTAAAACGGTGCTTCTACTTTTGGCTTTGGCACGGCAACCGAGTGAGTCGCTTTGCTCTTCTCGTTCTGTTGTTTCAGTTTCTGTACACGCAAACGTACATCACCGTATTTGTTTACTTCTAACTTGCCGCTTTTAATTGCTTCGTTTAGTTTTTCAATGTTGATGCTGACGTTTAAGCCGTAGTCATCTGACCAGGCACTACCTAAGTAAGTTGTTTCCATTTCTTTTAAAATATTCGTTTATAATTGTGTCAAGTGCTATTCCTATCTGCGTTGGGTTGGGCATTTCTATTTCTTCGCCTCTTCTCCAATCGTTGTAGTAGATCAGTAGAATGATTGCTTCCTTTTCGCTCATTAATCTAAGTTTAAAGTTACATTTATTACTTTCGCTTCTACCGTAGCCTCTACTGATTCTTTTGGTTTGCCGTATACTCTCGATAAAAGCGTGTCCATTGAATAGAGTGAGCCTTTCTCATAGCTCTTTATTATAGCCTTTGCAACTGTCTTTTCAAGCATAGTCGCTTCGTCGTTTTTAAGCACATCTTTGATTTGCTTTTCGTCCATTGACATTATGACCTGAATTGAATCGTTCACCTGAGAAAGTGAGTAGCCGTTCTCTTTCATTAGAGTAGTGAACTTTTTAGGTCTTCCGTTAGGGTTGTTTGTCTCTCCTTTTTCGGGTACTTTTAAAGTCCCTCCGTTTCTGCCTTGAATCTCTTTCATTACTTTGTAGTTACTTTGTAATTACAGACTTATTCCTCTTTCAAAAAGCATCTGCCTTAGTTGCTCTCTTGTGTCTTCAAGTAAGGCATATTCATTCGGTTCAAGTTCGCTATACTTGATTTTTTGACGTAGAAACTCATCGATTTCGCATAGCACACAAAAGTAGTCAAATCCTTTGTTAGCGAAGTTGTATTGTTCCTGGTCTTCAGGTAGTTGAAATTCTATAGTTGCTTTCATTTTCGTTCGTTCATTTTAACTTGATGTACTACTTTCATCATGACTTTGTGTTCTTTTTTATCTCCAAGATCAATGTGACACTTTCTGCACATTGCCATTAAGTTTTCGATGTTGTCTTTTAGTTTACTTCCTCCCATGCCACGTGCGTCTATGTGGTTTATGTCAACTGCTGTTTGTCCGCACATCTCACAGGCAATCCAACTGCTTTGATCGTAACCGAAATAGTCTAAGTATGTCTTAACGTGCTTTTTCATCTAAAAAAATATCAAAGAGTAAATCTGTTGGTACCTGTGACATTCCTTTGATTTCAGAACACCAATAGTAAATGAAGTCGTGTTCATCGCAGCAAGTCCAATGATTCTCCGCAATCCACTCAGCGAATTTAATTTCAAACAACATAATGTACTATTAGTTCATTTTTTTCTTAAATAATAAACTCCACTTTGTAGGCTTGGACATCTCCAGTAATAGAGTGAATCCACATTGCTCAAATAGATGTACCCAATGTGATACAGGCTTGATGTTGATGTGTCCCCATTCTTTGTCAAAATTAGAATAGTGCGGAGTTGAACTAAAGTGAAAGTAGTTGCACTTTAGATTCGCTAAGAAAGGTTTTAACTTGTCATCTTCAATATGCTCCATTACTTCTATGCAACTTACAAAGTCTGCCTTGATTTTCTTGGTTGTAAAATCACAGATATGATATTCATCTGCAACGTTTCGCTCGTGGGCATATTCGTAGTGATGCTCATTCAGGTCGTAGTAAATAGTCTTGATGCCTTTCTTCTTCATTGCTAAACAATAAGCACCTACTCCACCGCCTAAGTCTGTGTGTGTTTTAATATCCAACAAACTCGTGATTTCATTTACAACATCGTCATACATATTTACAAATGATGGGTTATCTAAATGGATGCCGTTCCGCATCTCGTAGTCAAAGCATTGCTGATTATTCCAAAGTCCTCCGAATGAGTTCATATTCTCTTAAAAGTTGTTTTGTTGTTTTTGTTTCTTTTCCGTTGCTCCAATAACTAACACCTCTCACAATGTCATAAAGAACATAAGAGTTGTGTGCTAAGTATTCAGCAAATTTAACTTGTTCTTGTCTTTCTTTTTGGTTTTTGCTCATCATCTGCAATAGTAGCTGCTTGTATTTCTTGTTGTGCTTCTGCTCTTACAATTAACGAATATAGACTTTCAACGAAACAATTAGAGCAGGTCGGCATTGGTCTACCCATCTCTCTAAAGTAGATGTCTCTGACTTTTACTGAGTCCTCTGGTGCTAACCTCATAAAGCCACTATGCTTCCACTTAGTGAAGTGTGGTTGAATCTCGGTGATAATGTAGTTTATTTCTTCTTGTGTCATAATGTATTGTAGTAGTCTTCGCCTTCAGTTGTAAATGTTATTGTGTCTCCGTGTTCATCAGTAACACCTTGCTGATAGGCTTTTATTATCTGCACCTTCTCAATTTCAAGTAAACTCTGTGCTAACTCGATTATTGTATCGTTTTGCATAAATGGAGGAGCATCAAAATCTTCATTATGCTCTTTTATTAATTCAATAAATTGTTGCAATGCTGTCATAAGTACTTATTTATAATCGTTGCACTTGCTGCTGCTAAAAATGCTAAGGGTATGCCCTCGATGGAATGAAACCAAAACAAGGTAATCCAAAACGATAGACACAACTCACATGACAAAGGTTTCTTGAATCTGTAGCCAAACTCACGCACCCAAATTATGCTCATCGATGCTATCCCCAAAATTTGCAACAAGTCTTTCATTTATTTCTTTTTTAATCGTGTTAATTACTCTGAGTATTTCCTGTCTACTTATATCGGTTGCTCTGCTTATGCTCCTTGCTGATCGTGGTTTGATTTCAAGTTTCGTGTCGCCTTCACAGTACAATGTCCAAATCTTTTGCTCATACCACTCTTTAGAACTTACAATGTCATCAATAGTGCTATATAGTGCCTCTTTGTACATTGAGTCGTTCTCTTCTATAATTTCAATGCCTTCTGTGTCATATAAGCCTATCGGTTTGACAAAGTTCTTTGAGAAATTAGTGTATTTGCCATAATACTGATTTAAACATATGCGAATGACAAAGCCTTCCCAATAACCGCTTTTGTATTTTTCTTCTATCCATTCGTCCGTCTTTTCGCATAAGATAACAAATAGTTCCTGATATAAGTCGCTTGAAAGTTCACCTGCAATCTTTATGCAGAACTCACGCAGCCAGGTAGACTGCGTTAGCTCCGATATTATTTGTGGCTTTTTGATTTAACAAATTTCTTTTTAATTTGGGCAAAGTTATCAATATTGTTTCCACATCAGTCAACATTACAGAAGCATTCAAATGATGGATCATCATCCCACAAGCCTAATTGACTTTGAGATTTATCTTTAATCTGTTGGTATGTGATTTCTTTTTTCCATTGTCTACCTACTGATTCTTTTTCTATCCACCAATCAAATAGTTCAGGCTTTTCTTTTGCTATTATTGCAAGTTTGCCTTTGCCCTTTAAAAAGCAGCAGTCACAATTTCCGTAAGGCTCATTGACCATTAAATCAAATTCTTGTTCTTTCCACCATTGTAAAACATCTTTCTTTGTTACTTTCCATTTTACCAAAGGAAGTTCTACATCATAGTCGCTATCTTTTGCCTTCTGCCATCGTTTAGGTTCATCATAACGAATTCCATTGAATGAAGTGTAATCAGTCACTCCTATGCTTTTAAGATATCTTTTAAGAGTCATTATCTTTAGTTCCTGTGTGCAATACCTAAACTGCATATTAGGAATAGCTGACGGTCTTTGCTCAAGTAGTTGGTCGTAGGGTTGACCATTTCGAGAAGCAGTCTCATAAGTTACAACTTCAAATGTTGCAGGTTTTCTATATTCAAGCCAAACTATTCCTAAGTTCCAACGCTTGTCACATTCATTGACGAAATCTAAAGTTTGAGAAACTTCTTTCCCTGTGTTTTGAAAAGTAACTAAGTATTCACCACCTTCATCAATTAGGCGTTTGGTCATGTATGCAGAAGTCCTACCTCCGCTAAAATTAATGATTTGCATAAATTGTTTTTGTTGTAAGTGATTCGTCAACTGAAACTAACTCCCATCCTAACTTAGTGTACTTTCTCCAATAGTAGATAACTTCCTCTTCATCATTAAGACAAATATGGAGATATTCTACAGACCTCCTCAAGGTAATTGTCAGGAATCGCATTTAGTCTTGATTTAATTCTGTTGTGCATTGCAGTTTCAAACTTCATGTTAATGTCTAAATAATCGCCTATCATATCTCTGCCGTGAATGACTGTGCTATGGTCACGGTTTAAAAATAGCCCGATTTTCTTGAGTGATTGATTTAGTTCGTTGTAAGCGAAAAAACAAAACATGGCTCTTGCAATTACATACTCTCGTTTTCTTGATCGAGAGAAAAAGTCTTTAGGTATGACGTTAGATTCCTGACAAACTATTCTGAGTAGTTCATCAAAGTTCTTGTCTACCTTTTTTGTTTTCTGCTCAGGTTTAAGAATCATTTGTCTTAACTCTTGGATTTCTCTCTTAGCACTTTCAAGTTTGTTCTCGTAGGTTGTTTTTAACCTGGTGTGTGCTGCTTTTAGTTTAATGTATTCGTATTCGTAGTTCATAGTAGTTTTAATTGTTGTTTGTGTTCTTCTATTCTTTTAATTGCGGAATTATAATAGTCAGAGTCTAATTCACAAGCGGTTAATTCATAACCTAAATCGTGACACGCTATCGCTATTGAGCCGCTTCCTAAATGTGTGTCAAGTATTTTATCTCCTTGTGTTGCGTAGTTTTGTAAAAGCCAACGATATAATGACACAGGTTTCTGCGTAGGATGAAATCTATTTTTATCAGAATTTATATTACCATAATACATAAAATCAAAACATTGTAAAGGTTTATCAAATGATGTCCAAAACAATTCTCCTTTAGCATAATTAGCAACTGGCTGATGTTTATACCAAAAAATCCATGATTGCGTTAATGGTAATTTAAAATAATTTCCTCCACATATTATTTGATTTTTAGAAACTCTAAATAATTCATGAAAATATTCTTCATTTGGTGCAAAATCCCAATTTTCAGCCCTTACCTTGTATTTATGAGGACTTCTTTGAGAACCTCTTTTGGTCTTATTCAATATTCCATAGGGAGGATCAACAATCGCCAAATCAAAATACTTGTCAGGATAGCGGCTCATTAAAGCCATATTATCTTCGTTTGTTATTTTCATAGTATTTCTTTATATCGTGTGTATCTTCCTTCAAATGACATCGGAACAGATACGCATTGCCCATGTCTATTCTTGCCTATAATTAACTCAGCATCCATTTCAATCTCAGGTTTATCATCTGAGTAGTACGCTGGTCTAAATGGAAATAAAACAATATCAGCATCCTGTTCAATTTGACCGCTCTCTCTTAAGTCTGAAAGCATTGGTTTCTTTTCAGCTCGTTTTTCAGTTTCTCGTGAAAGTTGTGCAAGTGCAATAACTGTAATTCCTAACTCTTTAGCCAAAAGTTTAAGAGTTCTACTGATGTGTGCAATCTCTTGCTCTCTTATTTTCTGATGGCTTTTAATTAACTGCATATAATCAATGAAAACTATATCAAGACCATGTTTAGCCTTATGTAGTTTTATCTTTGCCACAATGTCATTTATATCACTATTGCTGCCATCATCAAGAAAGAAGTCCATATTCATTCCGTATAACTGATCTGTGATTTGTTTTAAATCAGATTCAGTCAACCTTGCACTTCTGATTTTGTAATTCTCTACATTTGCAATAAACGAAAGATATCTTTTTGCAAGTTCCTCTTTTGACATCTCCAAAGAAATAAATAGAACCTTTGCAAGTCTACATGAGTCAATGGCAAGTGAAAGAGCTATTGCAGTTTTTCCGCTTCCAGGTCTACCTGCTATTACAACCATATTCCCTTTATTCCAACCGCCTATATATTTGTCAAGGTATTTCCATCCTGTGCTTATGCCTGTCATGTTAGTTCCTCTTTGAACTGCCTCGTACAAAGTGTCAATGACTGTCCCAGCAACTGAAGAAATTACTTTTGCTTTCTGACCAACACTTACGGTGTTCTCTTGAAGCATTAAATTTATGTCGCTGATTATTTCGTTTAGATCACGGTCATAATTAAAATAAGCCATCTTAGACTGTATGTTGTTTTTCTTGTAAGCAATTTCAATCTGAAGAATCTCTTTTTCTAAATTGACATTTGTCGTTACAAGATTTTGCATGGTTGCAATCTCTCTGATATGTTCACGATGGCGTAAACCAATAGAGGATAAACTTACAGGCTCATTACTCATGTAAAACTCTTGCATTGTAGTTACAACGTCTTTTCTAAATGAGCTAAACCATTGAGGGTTTAATTTCATTATAAAGTTATGTGCATCAGGATAAAGAAACATTTGTCCTATTATGCTATTTTCTATCTCAATCATCTAATGTTGCTCTTTTATAAGTTTTTACAAAGTTATCTTTTTTATTGTTTGATAACCAATTTCTTGCAGCTGCTTTCCAGTCTTTCATTTTGTTTTTACCTACCATCCATCCTTTAGAAGAATAAAAGTCGTGAAATCTTTGTGAGTCTAAGTTTGGGAATTCATTTTGAAGTTCTTCAACTGTTGGTATAATAAATATATCTTTTGTTATTTTATTCTTTTGTTCTTTTATTTCTTTATATATCGACTGATTCTCGGAATGACTGAAATTCAGTAAATCCGAATCTTGGTCATTCGGTAATTCAGTAAACTCAGATAATACAGGTTCTTCGTACACTATGTGATTCCAACCTTTAATTAAATTAGTCTCAGTATCAATTACACGAATAGAAACTATGTAGCCTTTATCTACTAATCCTTTCCAATTCTTATTGAATCTATCTCTACCCATATTCATATGACGCCAAATAATACCCTTGTAAACTACCCAATCTTCAGGTAATGAAAGTAAGTGAACCAAAATACTTTTTTCTTCTGGTGTTAATTCAAAGCTTTGTAAAATCTCATTGATGATCGGAGTATAACGACTCTTGCCTGTTTTCTTACTCCTTAATATTTGTCCTGTGTTTTGCATTGCATAAAAAAACCCCATCAGATTAGTGCAGTAGGAGTGCGACTAATCCAACAGGGCTAATATCTTTTAAACTTTGGAATCTCCTACATCCCATGTTTGTTGCTATTAAAAAAAGAGGGCAATAGGTGCAGTATTAACCCTCTTCCTGATTTGGTGTATGCAAATATAGTTATTTATTTTCTAATTGCAAAAATCCTGTGTGTTTATTTGTTTCCAAAGCACGAATATATTGAACCTCTACTTTAGCGGTCTCAACTATTACTTGTGCAACTCCGACAATAGCCTCAGCTTTGTCTACTTCTAACTCTCCATCCTTTAGCATTTCTAACGCTTCAAATAAATGGTTTCTCAAATCTTCAATTTTGTTTTTTGGCATAACGCTTAATCTTTCTTATTAATAATGTAACTTCTTTTATCTCAGGTGTCAACTTATTGTGAGCCACTTGTCCTTTTTTAAACTGGGTGCTAACGCCTCCAAAAGAACTGCCTAACTTTAATCCACTATTCCAAGATGTCATTCCTTTAGTGAACTGTCCGCTATTTGGTAATTTATAAGTCTTCATTTTGCACTCTTCAGTTTTCTTAATTCCTAACATACAGGCTTTTGTTCTTATAGCAGTCTTTCTCCTATTTAGATGCTTTTCTATTTTGCTCGTGTGTAAAATAGGGTAATACTTTTTTAAATATGCAATTTCTTCATCACTCCACTTCATATCCTAAATCTTGTTTAACCTTGTCTTGTTCTTCTAATCTCTTTTGATAGCGTTCACCTCTTAAATGAGGGTAGTGCATTTGTAGTTTGCGTCTTATTCGTGAAATGGTTGAAGCATTGGTCACTTTGCCCTGATAAAGCAAATTGAAGAATTCATACGTCTTGTAGGCGTAGTTGCCATTGTCGTTCATTTCCATTTTCCAAAATTCAACGAGTAAAACATTGTCGTTGTCTCTCGATTCCGAGTGGTTGAGCAAAACTGCCGCCACTCTTTGTTCTATTAGTTTATTCATAGTTTTCTTTATAATAAGCAACCGCACAGTCTAACGCTATGTAAGGTTTACCTAACTCAATAGCGGAACTCTCGTGTGCCGTAAT